TCATCGCAGCCGTCGCGAATGTGGTAATCGGATTGTTCGCGGTTCCCGAAGCCGCAACAAACCACTGATGAATGCCAGTCTGTAAATTGTAATAAGTGGCAGATCCGTTTGTTTTGTATTCCCAACGCGAATCGGTGTTGTCGAAGTAAGCGTTGTGGGTAATACCTCCGCTGAAAACACCCAATCCGCCAGATACAATATCAATAGCTCTTACACTAGATGTCCACGCACTCGGCGTAACTGAGATGCCGACGTTGCCCGCACTGTCCAATGTAACTTGAGACGTTGTTCCTCCCGTTGCTCCTAGCGTTAAAGCTTGAAGCGAACGGTTGTAAGTGATGTGTCCGCTATTGGTTCCAGCGCACTCAAGATAAATCCGCGCATTTGAAGCACCGGCACTCGTCGCTCGGACAGCAATCGTCGGAAGCGTTGCACCCAATACGTCGATGTTGTACGAAGGAGCAGTCCCCACGCCCAGCCCCGTGGAGTTCAGGGTCATGGCGGTGGAGCCGCCGTTGAACCAAGTGTGATTGCCACCAGTGCTGATAAGATACTGCGTGACGCTATTCGCAATGATTCCTACATCATGGTTTGAAAGCGCACCAATCTCGGTTCGGCTTGAAAATGTAACACCACCAAAAATTGTTCCATTTCCGCCAGCAATGGTACCGCGAACGTCCAATGCATAAAGCGGACTCGCCGTCCCAATACCCACCCGATTGTTCGTCGAATCAACCTTCAGCGTACTCGTGTCCACCGTCAGATCGCCGCTGATGGTGGCGGAGGCGAGGGTGGCGGATGGCGAACAAGCGAGGATGTTGTTGATCGAGATGCGCTTAGTATTCCCTGACGCTGGTGGCGTATCTGACACATCCACAATAGGGATCATGTCATTGGCGGGATCGGCGGCGGTCAACGCCGTCAGTGCTGTAATTTTAGAGTCGGCCATATCAGTAAACGGTTAGAATGAATTTTCCGAGGTCTTCTTGTAAAAGGAAACTGGTCCCGTCCTCCAGCACTATGCTGTCGAAGGTTCCAAATGAAATGACGAGCTTGCTCACACCATCCTCTTGAAGAAGGAAGGTCTCGTCCTCTTGCAGAACATCCCTCCGCATGATCGGAGGCTCGGGCATGATCTGGCTTACAGATCGTGTCCTGTTGATTGATGTTCCGAGTGAAATCATTTAGGCGCGAGCGTTAAACGCCACCACAGAGCCGCTGGAGATCTGGAAGCCGGTGATGTTGCCCACCAGCGGGGTTCCAGCGGGAATCGTCTTGGAGGTCCACGTTCCGGCAATGCGGTGTCCGGTGATCGACGTGAACACCGTCGGCTCAATCGGGATCAAGCCAGACCAAGCGCCGGTCTGCGCTGCGGTAGTGGTGAACAGCTCGAAGCCTTCTCGGCCCATGCTGTACTCGGTTGAAATGTCTGCTTGAACGGCCATTTTGTTTGATCGGTTAGAGGGGGCCCCGGCCGTATTACCGAGGCCCCCGGGTTGTGTGTTATCCTTTGCGAACTTTCGGTGCAACGCTGCCCTGTATCCACAGGATCAGCTTCGAGCCCTCTGCAATCTTCGCGGTGTTGAAGTCTTCGCGCTGGGCGGCAGCGTCGACTTCGGGACCGGCGACAATCTTAGACTTGCCGCTCTTGTCCACCGAGATGGTTGTGGCGATTCTCATGGGTCAGCCTTAGGCGGTGACGAGAACCTCGGCCTGCGTGGTGTCCGCGGCGGCGGCGCCGAACATGATGTCGTAGGACGCCATGTGGCTGCGGCTCGCCCGGCTGTACCAGACCGACAACAAGCAACTCAGGCCGTTGTTGGTGGTCACCGTGCGCTGTTCGATGAACTCGCCGGCGATCATTCCGACCGGGAGACCGGCGGCGATGGCGATGGAATCAGGGCCGCACACAAAACCAACGGCGTTGGTCTCGGCCGAGGTCCAGCGGTTGTTCTCGGCGATCACGTCGAAACCGAATCGGCCGTTGTTCAGGGGACCATAGCGGCTGTCGGGCATGGCAACGGTGCCGGCGGAGGCGGTGCTCAGGCCGGAGAACTGGATGCGAGCCAGGTGGCCACCGTCCAGAATGAGGTTCTTGCTGCGGTAGTTTTTCGCCAGAGCGAGGATCGCAGGAAGGTCCGAGCTGTCAAAGTTGGCGGCCGTGCCGATAGCAGTGGCGGCGCCGTAGTTGCCGGAGACCATCAGAGCGGTCAGCACGTCGCTGATGCCGTAGGCGAACAGGTCGGCAGAGCCAGCGGCCAGGTCGGCCAGGCTGAAGCCCTGGTTAAGCTCCTGCTGGGTGACGGTGAAGTTCTTCGAGATCTGGTTCACGGTCACCGAGGTGGCCGCCAGGGTCGAATCGTTGTTGGTTTCCCAAGACGTCGGGTTGGTCTGGGCAGCGGTGCCGGTGGTGTACTTCTTGACCTGCACGGAAGCGCGGGGCCTGAGGTTGTCCAGACCGACATTGCGGCTGAACGCGGAGACCAGCGCCAAGCGGTTCGCAGCGACAGTGATCACGGCGTCCGCGAGGTAATCAACCACGAGGCCTGAGGCGAACGTGTTGGCGTTCTGCGGAGCGTGGATCTGGCTCTGGCGCAACAGCTCGCTGTGGTTGGAGATCAACCAGGAGCGGCGGTCGGCACCGGCCTGCATCTTCTTGTGAGCCTCAAGCAACGGGTTGCCGAGGTTCTCGATGCGAACCGGGGCGATGGGCTCCGGAGCCGGGGCGGCGGTGATGGTCTTGGCGCTGATGGCAGCGGCAACGGCCTTGGCGACGATGGCGTCGATGTCGAGGGCGGTCGGCGCACTAGGAGCGGCCGCCACCACGGTGTTGGATTCAGTCATGTTGTGTGGTGTCTGCTGTGATGTCGGCGCGGTTGTCGCGCCATCTTCGGAGGCGGAAGTGCCTGCCGTAGAAAGTGTATCGTCCGGAGATTCATCCGGTGTTTCGCCTTCCTCGATTTCGAGCTGGGCATAGAGGGCCTTGAACCAGTCACGGCCGGCGGCGCCGCCCCACAGATTGGCTGACACGTCTGCCGGGCTGTTGGGCTCGGCTTCAAGGAAGCGCTCATTGCGCGCCCACCATGCGTTCGCCTTCTGGATCTTGGCCTCGTTAGGGGCTTCACCGGCCACCAAGGCCTCGGCCTCTAGGACGGTCTGCTTCTCAAGGCCATCACCGGCGAGACCTTCGGCATACTGCTCAAGGCCGCGGCGGAGGTTGTTTCGGACGGTCTCCGGAGCGGTCTTGGTGACGGCCCGAGGATGCCAGCAGGCTGCCATGGCGAGCTGCTCGGTCGAGCGTTGAGCCAGTCCAAACTGGATGGCTTCCTGGGCGGTAAACCAAGTTTCGGCCTTCATGGCTGCCCGGATCTGCGAAGTCGGTTTTCCGGTGGCCTTGGCGTAGATCGAAGCCAGAACCTCGGCGTGTTGGTCCAAGGCGTCGGCCATCTTGCGCATATCCTCCGAGGTGCCTGCCACCATTCCGGAGGGGTCGTGAATCATGAACAGAGACGCTTCGGCCATCTCAACCGTATCGCCGGCCAGGGCGATGATTGAAGCAATCGAGGCCGCGATGCCGACCACCCGGGTGGTGACGGGCGCCTGACGGCCTCGGAGCATATTGTAGATCGACAAACCATCCCAGACGTTGCCGCCGGGGCTGTTGATCTCGACCACAAGGGGGCCTTGGCCGACGTCCTGCAGGGTTTGGCTGAAGGCCTTGGCCGACACACCGGATCCGCCGAACCAGTCCTCACCGATTTGGTCGAAGATCTGGATGGTGGCGGGCTCCATGGCCGAGGCCCGCGGCTGGTAGGAAAGCCAGTTGGTTACTTTAGTCATTCGGTTTTTTTGGCCCTAGGTTTGCGTTTCTTCGGGCCTGCCACGGCGACAACCTCTTGGATGGGCTCGGCCGGGATTTGTTCAGGCATAGTGCCCGACGGGTTTTCCTGCATGGCCATGTCGGCTGGTTCAGGTGCAATCGGCTGCTTCTGGGCGGTCGAGATTTGCGAAACGTCGATGCCGTACTTTCCGGCCAGGTCTTGAATGTATTTGGCCTGTTGTGCCTTCGACTCCAAGGCGGAGCGCCAGTCGATACCGCGGGCGCCATAGATCTCGTCGAAAGTCGTCACACCGGCTTCCAGCTCGGCCAGTTGGGCCGCGGAATTACGGCCGACGTCGACATTCGGAGCCCGCGGCGCCTGGATGGAGACTTCGTACCAGTCGTCGGGAGAGTCGCGCAGGCTGGAATCCACCCTGATGGCGTACTCCATGACGTGTTCCCAGATACGGCGGGCGGCCGATGCCATCACCTGGTGGCGGCTCCGGAACCATACCGACGACATATCGAGGGCGCCGCGGTAGACGGTGCCCTGCATTCCTTCGGGAAATACCAGGATGTACGGGATTCCGACGCCGGCGCAGACCTTCTCGGTCAGGTTACGCCAGTATTCGCGCATGTTGACGTTGGGGCGGTCGGCTTGGAACTGCTCGAACTCGTCGCCGGATTTCAGCACCTTCACCGAGGAACCGAACACGTTCTCGTAGTAGTTCTGGGCAGTGCCTTGAGAACCGGCCACACCGGAGCGCAGGCTGGTGGCTTGGACCTCACCGGAGCTGGTCTTGATCACCTGGGCCACACTGGAGGCCAGCTTACAGGATTCCATCTCCAGCTTTTGGAGGTCGTCCAGGTCGTGAAGGTCGTTGATCACACAAGCCACGAACGGCAGGCCGCGGAGCTGGCCGGCACGCTGGGCTTCGTAGATGTGAATGATCGAGTCGGATGAGATCGAGCGAATGTCGGCGAGCTGTCCCTGTTGCTGCTCCTGGCCGACGAAGTAACTGAGAGCCCGACCGGTGCGAGTATCGAACCGCACACCGTCGAAGATGTCCGGTTGATTCTCCTGCCCGGTAGGGGTGGAAACCTGCTGCGGCTCGATGAGCTGCAGGCGGGGCCGGCCGGTTTCGCCCTTAGTGAGCAGGATGAAAGATTCGCCGTCGTAGAACCAACCGCGGGCGGCCAATGACATCAGGGTGCCGAAAGATTGCCGGGATCCGATGTCCGGATATCTGCACCAGATATCCCACCATTTCTTGGCCTTGAGATTCCATTCCGGATCCGAGGAAGCCGGCTGCACGCTGAAGTTGCTGCCGACCGTGTAGTTCTCGAACAGGTCACCCAGGCGGTTCATCACCGCGTTGTTCTGCTCGAAGAACCGGGACTTCCGGACAATCTGCTGCCGGGTGCTGCTGGTAACATCGAACCGCACCGAGGTGTAGCTGGTGTCGAGAAAGGATCGGCGGATCGAGTTCGAGGCGCCCTCGTAACGGTCGACGGGTGCCGAACGGAACTTAGCCAGGATGGTGTCTAGGAAACCCATTAGGTCATTCCTGTTCTGATGGTGCCCTCTCGACGGAAGTTCGAGAAGTCGCCGCCGTAAGACGTGGCAGCCACGAGCACCACGGCCATCATCTTGTTGTAAATCTGGGTGTCGGTGGGGCTGGCAACGCCTTCCTGGTTGAGATAATAGACGGCCAGGTCGTAGTCATTGAGTAGGCTTTCCCACATCTCGACCATCTCGGACGGGGTGGGGGCGCCTTTGCCGGGCTCGGCAAACTCGACGGACACATCTGACGATG